GTCGTATAACAACATCTTGACCACCAGTAATAAAATATGTATTTGTATTAATAGGTGCAACACTCCTATTTAAACAGTGTGAGTGCCCACATATTGTACATCCGTTTGATCCTGGTTCAAAGTTTTTCTTACAATGACACCTAGTTCCCCACAATTTTTGATGACTAATTGATACGAGATCTATTAGTCTCTTTAAGCTTACAGGAAACGATAGTTTATAATCATCTATAGGGACATCTAATTGTTTTGCCAATGAATATAATTGATCAATACCACAGGTATCTATATCTACATGATTTTGAACAAAATTGGCGGTTCTTTCATACGATTTTCTTCCTATAGATTCTTCTTGTGAAGATAATCCACCAACCATCACTCTAAAATAGTTGTCAAACAAATTTATATTCTCATAAACATGTTCTGGTAAAGCATAATTATGGATTTGTTCTGTTGCATCCCAGCTTTCATTAAACTTTCTAATTTCAAAATTATCGTTGTATTCATCCACATTAAATTCATTACTTATACCAGATATTGAATATACCAACGGAATTCCTTGTGGATAATAATATTTCTGTAGCCACCTCCAACCAGTCCAATCATCCAATCCTTGTATTCCAAATTCTACACGTATAGTATCTTGTGGTATTATACTTACAACAGTATATTCTGAAATATCATCAACGTTTATCACGAATGCCTGAGCATCTCTTGAATTTAATGCCCATACTCTGTTTCTTCCATCTACTGCAATGCCCTTTATTCTATCATTAAACCCAAGTTGTGAATCGTCTATTGCAATGTGCTCTGAGGAATAATCAACCATTTCACCAGCCGTTAACCAATATTGTTTAACTTCTGATCCGCTAATAATACCAACACCAGCAAACCCAAACGTAAACCATAAATTACTATTAACATCAAATGACATATACCCAGGATGTGGAATATCTTTATAGGTTTCTATTAAGTCACCCCCTGAAGTAAAATGTTGTATACTTCCACCGCTTGCTGCATAGGTCCAACTCATGGGGTCAACCAATATTTCGTATGTATTGCTTACCCAAATAGAATTATCCCTAGAATCAACAATTAGACCCTGTGGTTGTGCACTTATGGGAAGATTACATGCTGTAATAAACATTCCTTCTTCATCATATTTTAATACCATGCTGCTTAGTGCGTGTTCATAAGACACCCAAATATTATTATCTGTATCAGTTTCTACTTGAACTGGTCTAACCATAATACTGTCTGGGTTGTTGCCTGTTAATGGAAATTGATCTGTAATATTATATGGGGGAACGGCAACCGCAGTCAACAAGTTACCTTCTACGTCAAACTTAATTGCGGATGTGGCCCCATATAGTGTTACCCACTTGTTTAAATTACCATCCAAACATATAGACTGCGGAGAAGAACCACTTGGTGATATATCTATAGCAGTTAACATTTCTCCAGAAACGTCAAAATGATATAGTTGATCAAGCTCTGGATCTACTGCCCAAACATCTAAACATGGCCCTACAGCCATACCGTGAATACCACCAAACACGTCAACAGTAAGAGAACCGTCATACCAATATGATGTTCCACTAACAGAAGATGTTTCGGTAGAAAAACTGCCTATCCCACTTAAATTATAAGAATATGTTTGTATGTTTGGTAATAGTGGATTAGTATACGTTACCCCACCAAATTCATATGGTAAGCCAACCCTATTAAGCCGTCTAAATGGTGCATTAGAAATCCACACGTATGGTGTATCACGAAACCACCCCCATGATTGAATATTCACCCAAGCAGAAATTTGTGTGTTTAGGGCCTCATCGGTTGATTCTAAACTACCTATTGTAAACCCACCCATATGAAGATCTGTTTCTGGGTCTTCTCGTATAAAATATGCCGATAATGGCAACCAATTTTCTGCACTAGGTGTAACATATAATAAATCACGATGGAGTTCGTTTTCCGAAGCAAATTGTTCAGCGGCTTCTTGTGGATAATCGAATATTGTTATATCGCCTGCTGCATCACCACAATATTGGCTCAACCAATCACTTTGTATAACAGTCGTGAATCTAAATGGATTACGAACCCACTTCAATTTTGAAATATCTGCAATTCCATTACTTGTTATTGAAAGATGAGTTGGTGGTTGACCATTAATATAATATGGTTCTCCCTTAATTATCTTGCTGTTTGCATATCCCGGTAGTGGAAGCCCTTGAAATTCATAAGAAACTGGTATTCCAGAAACTTCCATAGTAGCCCATATCATAAGCGGAGACGCATAATTAAAACTTGGCATATCATCTATATAATAAAATTGTGCAATTCCAGTCACCCCTATAACATTTCCTGAAATATCTGTTATTTGTGTATCTGTTGTCTTAATTTTTTCTATTACGTTACCATCAAGATCTGTAAACCTCCACTGAGGAAGCAAGTGCCCCCATCTACTTTGTGGTTCTTGATACGGACGTGATCTAGAATATTGTGAATACAAATCAATATAATGGCTTCCTGTATCCCCTGCTGATATTATAGCAGTAAATGGCCATGAATTACGTTGTGTTGGCTCTGATGCTGGTGGATTATTTACAAATATCAGCGCATCTTTAAGTTTTGTGGGATCACCTAAATACATTTTATTTTCCTATTAAAATTCAATATTCTCGTATATCCTAGAATTGCTTGTTACTGTAATATAATTACTAAAGCTACTTGCATTATGTAGATATACAAATTTAAAATATGGTAACGTATAGTTTGTTAACAGTGTTACTGCATCGGTTTCATAAACAGGGTTCCATAATAACAAAGACAGGCGTTCGGATCGTACATTAGGGTCGTCCTTCCTTTGTGTAAAAAACGTACTTACTCCGTTAACAGATAAAATATCTGAAGTTATTGTTTTAATATCTATTGTTTGTCCTAATTTACTATTCTGTCTATTAAAATAATCTGTGAAAATTTTAGAAACTTCTAACCGTATTGAAGAGTTATCCCGACGAGAATTTGCATCCTTTATAATGGTTAATGTGCTGTTTTCTACATCTTCAGGTGTAATAACACCACCCGTTTTTGATATTGCTATTCCTGCACCAACGTAAATAGGATCTACTATAATGGTTTCGCTTGTAAGTGTTTTTTCACTACGCATAGAGGATATCATAAGCTCTTTTTGTGATGGTGAAAGAACAACCACCGGCTGTAAAGATGTTGCTACAATTTTTGGTACTCCAATAACATAAACATTATTAAAGTTACAAGCATCGCCAAACAATACTTGATTATACAATGGCCGTGATGCAAGATTTGGGCTGTTTATTCCAAGATCATAATAATACTTCATCTGTTCTGATAAATAACGCCAGTTATTAACAACCTTAACATCGCTTATTAAGTTAGCAAAGTTTGTTTTTACATAATTTTCGTAATCGCTCTCTGTTACTAATCTATACTGCGATCTAAATATTCCTGGTGCGTTAGCTCGTATACTATCTGCATCTTCTTCTTTTCCTGAATACGTAGATACTGAATCATTTACAAACTGTAGTGTTGACATATCACCTAAAAATGTATATGCGCCATCAACAACATCAGTTAATATTGCATTAAATTGATTTGTTTCAAATTTAGTTAATGTTTGCCCGTTTAGAACACCAACACCGATTTCTCCATCTGATCCAGCAGACCGTAAATAGTATATTGCAATATTGGAACCCGAATCTAATTTTTTACCATTAATTCCATTACCGAACTTAATTTCATAGTGCTTATTCTCATTAAGCCGTATTTCATATTTTTTTGCATCGGAATTTTCAAGATATAAAGATGGTGTTGATTTCCATTGTTCCCATGAACCACCCTCTGACGGATTTGCTTTTATATAAACATCTATATTAAAGTGATCAATTAAAATATTATCACCAGGAACCAAATACATAATTTCATTCTCTTGGCCTATTGTGGTATATGTAGGATATTCCTCATATTTTCCTTGATATAACAATTTTTGCGTTGATATATCTGTCAGATCTTCGTCAGTACCATCTGTTGTTTTTGAAAATGTAATATCTTCATTAAAAGAATATGATATACCACCTAACTGAAAATACGAATATCGTGGTATAGTATAAAGACCCGCTGTTGAGGTTTCTCCACTTCCTAGAGCCCTGGCATTAAAAGCAAGTGTAGATGTTTGAAAGCCTATCGGTTTATAATCAATAAGCTTTACTATTCTATTCATGTTTTCATATATTTGTGCATCTGAAAACATAGACTCTGAAGATGTTTTGTTAAGATAAAACATTAAAACGTTGAAGGTATAAGAAATAATATCAATAATAGTTGATATATAACTTCCTTCATAATTTTGATCTGTAAAAATACCAGATTCATTTAATCTGTCTTTAATATGTTGTTTTAATGAAAGTGCATCGAAACAAAGATATCCATCTTTAGTGGAAGGGCAATCACTCATAATTCTCCTTTATATATTTGGGCAAACCCTAGTTAGGTTTTTAATTTCCATATCAGCACCCTGATTAATAATAGTATTAAATGTGACCTGCTGCTTTATCGCATTTATAGTTATAATAATTGTTACCTCGTATTGGTGCTGTTCTGGGTCTCCTATAACACCAACTCTATTTACTGTTACCCTAGGTTCCCAAGTTTCTACCGCTCTTACTATTTCATTACCTATTTGATTTGCGGTCTCTTTTGTAACCGATGCAAATAAATATCTTCTTAAATTAGCACCAAATTTTGGCACCAAAAACCGTTCTCCTGGTACTGTTTTAAAAATATTATTGAGGGAATTCATCACAGCATCAACGTCATAATCAACCTTAATGTCCTTTCCCCTAAGTTTATCATTAGTAAACCTTGTAGGAATGCTGGATTCCTCAATATCAAGGTGTAAATCAACATAGGTATAACCACCTGTTGTTTTTCCTGTATCTGCTAAGTTATTTAAGTTAAGTGATGCCATAGTATTCGTAAATATTTAATAGTCTGGGTCAATTTATCCACTATAATCACAACAAATGTCTTGATATAGGATAAATAATTATGTATTGAACGATAAGGAGATTCTACATTATGAAAATTAAAGATTTTAAGGGAAAATATGATGTTATTGTTGAAACCGCCATTACTCGTTTTGAAATGGGCGGCATTCTAAGTGGTGATTTGGTTAAATTCCGTAAAGATGTGTTAAAAAATGATAAAGTCAAAGTCTTAACAGACCAATACAAGGCCATGATACAAGATGCAATGAACAGCGACCTTAATTTACGTGTAAGTGCTATAAAAAGCATTAGACCAACGACTAGCGGCTATTATGGTGGTGGTCAAGGTAGCGGAACTCGTTCTCCAACCGATCATTACGTTGATATTGTAGTTGAATACGCACCAGGATTGTGGCGCAACCCTATGACTGTACCTATAGAGGTTCTTGAGGTCGTTGATACCAACGGAAATTTAGCACCAGTTCCTGATAGTCTTAAGAGAAAAAACAAAGTTGAAATGCCCAAAGAAGTTGAATCTACTGATGATGACCGAAGCCTTCCTAATACTAATAAGAAACCAGATTTTGAAAACAAAACAACCGATGGTAGAACCCAAATATCTAAGGCAAAAGAAGTAAAAACCAAAAACCAGGGTAAGCTTACATTAGAAGATGTATATGGTGGTATGGTTTCCGGCGACACAAACGATAAACCAGCACGGTTTTCTAAATATGTAGTTAAATTTGGTGAGCCATATGGTAAAAATGGCGATGATGTTATTAAACGTATTCAGGCAATGCCTGGACTAAGCAGCAACATGGGTTCAAAATTCTCTGATGATAATACACTAAATCTAACTGTTGATGGTGATATTGAACCAACTGAATTAGAACACATGATTAACAATATCGTTAAAGGAACCGTTGAAGTTACAAAGGATGAGGGTGAAATAACCCAGTTTGAACCTAGTAAAAATAGTGTTGTGGTCGGTGGTTCTTCACCTTCTGTAGGTGCAACAGCGTAACTAACAAACTAAAAAAGCTCTGAAAGTTCCAATAGACAAGCATACGCATTAATTTCTACGTCCATCACATTTGAGTGTTGTGCCATTGCACCCGAAACTATTAATAATGCCTTTCGTTTTTTATCGAATTCAAGCTTATTATTATCAATAACATCAAACATGTTCTTAAGTAATGTATGATAATTATTACCGAACTTTATTTCATTTTGAATTACAAACGCTCTAATATCTGAAACCTGATTCTTCTGTATTTTATTAAACACCTCTTCTGCAAACACAAGTTTATCTATTTTATCATCAAGTAATAATTTTCCGTTTACTGAATTCTTGTGTAATTCTCCTATAATTTTCCTGACATCTGGATAGTTTGATTTAACCAATTGTAAAAATCGTTGTTTTTGATCTTCTGCAACAGTTACGTGTTCGTCCTTTAAAACACGTATAGCCCGTTCTACCACTTTATCAAATGGTGGAGTAAGGTCAAACGATTGAAACCGTGAATCCAGTGCATCTATTACCATTGACCGATAATTACAGGTTGCTATAAACCTAGTATTTCCTGCATACTCTTCAATTACATTACGAAGAGCCTGTTGGGCACTCGTTCCACTAGAACCGGATTTAGCACTCGATAATCCATCAATTTCATCAAGTATAACGACCTTAAGCTTACCGTCTATAGAGCCAGTTTGAGCAAAGTTTGTAACCTTAGTTCTAATAACATCAACACCAGATTCATCAGAAGCATTAATATAAATGTATTGACAATCTAAAACGTCGTTAACCAATATTTTTGCTAATGTTGTTTTACCTATTCCTGGAGAACCACTAAACATTAAATGCGGTATCTCCTGTTTACGTTTAACATCCTCAAAATACTTCCTGTTTTTATCAGACAAAACAATATCATCGAGTGTTTTTGGTCTATAACGCTCTATCCATAAATTATCAAACATTTAATACTCCATTACCCATTAAGAAGCTCTCTACCAGTATATGTATTATCCTTTACTTCACGAACAGTGTTTTCTTCTCGAATAGCTATTCCCTGATTTTTAGAAAGCCATCTTAACAAGTCAAGAACCCTATCATTATTAATTTCAAACGTTCCTCTTCCCTCTATTATTACTTTTGCCATTTTCGTTTTCCTTTCTTTTTACCATTTCAAGTAAAATCTTATTTACTGCCCAATTAATTAATGCAGTATTATCGTTAAGTATATTTACCTTTGCGTATTCCAATAGTTTGGCTACTACATTGTCATCTAAATCCAATTCAAGCTCTACCATTTCAATTTTACGTTCTTTTGGTTCTTTTGGTTCTTTTGGTTCTTTTGATTTTTTATTCATTTTATCTCCTTCTCTTATACAATATCAAATACACAACGTAAGTCAACAACTTACAACTTTATTTTTATAATACTACATTGAAAACCGTATACATCCCATGGACTAACTGCCCAATAAGCACCTACATCTAGCGGTATATACGACGGAAGACCAATTTTATTACCTAATGGATAAGACAATGAAAACTGAGGTCTAGTTCTTTTAGATATATCAAACAAAGGAGAAACAATACCAACGTTAGCATATATATCTTTAAACCTACCCACTGAAAGCTGAATATATATTGCAGCCTTAGTATGTTCCTCATTATCCTGACGATTACTATTTTCTGTATAAGAACATAGTCCAGATGTTATGAAGTATTGATTTGTCTTAGCACCACCCATACCCAAAACCCATATGTCATTAGATAATACTTGACTGCATAACATTAACCATACCGCAACGCATATAACTGATTTAATCATATTTTGCCCCCTTTAACATATATTCCCACCCATCAACAACCCATTTTGCATATACCTTATAATCCTTCCCATACCAACCACATGCAAAAGGATGATTAGCCTCTACTAACGCTAATTGCCCAGTTTTTAATACTCCAAAATCTAATGCTCCACAATAATCCTTTGGTATTTGTATATCTAGAATTGGCGCATCAGGTGTATTTACTTCGTCTCCGTAATACCATTCACCAGATAAAACTTTTCCATTAGAAACATAATATCTCCACTCATTAACGAATTCAACAACATCTGAACACCAATACGGAGGTCTCTTTTTTCCCTTATATCCTCCATTTGTCACAAAACCCGTAAATCTCTTATATTTATCAGATGGTTTTATAAATACTTTTTTTCCTAGCGGCCATTTATCTGATTTATAAACTTCACGATATAAATAATTTTTCAAAAACTCAGGATAATAGTCTGGAACCACATTTTTACCTAGAGCGCTTAAACAAAATTCTACTGAACCAATGGGAATGCTGTCTTGCGGAATATCCTTGGTACCACGAATAATCTTATATGGCAACTTATTCATGGTACAATATTGCAATACAGCAACAGATTCCCTACTTGATTTATTATTATATTGTATTGAAAATGGTTTCATTTCCTATGCCTCTAACGTAGTTGTTATATATCCCATATTCATTCCACTAAAATCACCTATCTTATATTCTAGCTTATATTGGGTTAATAAGTCAATAACAATAGCTTTCATCCTTGGGCTATTTCCCGTTATTATTTTAAGTTCATCATTAGATGCCCACAACCTATTAATAGTGCGTTCTAGAAGCTTCTGGGCAGCTTCATGTCGCTCTCCATGTAGATCTAGTTCAATCATTTGTATAA